TCTACCAACTGAGCTAATCACCCGAGAACTTCGGATTAAACCAAAAAACCTCTATTAGGGCAAGCCGTTTGTTTTAAGATAAATATATTTATTTGAATATAAATAATAAATAAGTTTAGTATTATCTCAATCAAAAATCATATGCCCCAGTTTGTCGGCTTTGGTGTGCAGATACCGTTCGTTTTCCACATTTTCGCCGACATGGAGCGGAATACGTTCGACGACGTTGATGCCTGCATCTTTCAACGTCTGAATTTTTTCGGGATTGTTGGTCAACAGCTTGACCGCGCGGATATTCAGATGGTCGTAGATTTGCTTGGCAAGCGTAAAATCACGTGCATCAACGGGTAGTCCGAGCGCAAGGTTGGCTTCGACCGTATCCATCCCTTCGTCTTGAAGCCGGTAGGCACGGATTTTGTTGATTAAACCGATACCGCGCCCTTCTTGACGCAAATAAACGATGACACCGCGCCCTTCTTGTTGAACCGCTTTCATCGCCGCTTCAAGCTGCGGACCGCAGTCGCATTTTTTGGAAAACAGCGCATCCCCGGTCAAGCATTCGGAATGGATGCGGGTCAGGACAGGGAGGTCGTCTGAAAAATCGCCCATCGTCAAAGCGATATGTTCTTGTCCGCTCGGCTCTTCAAAACCGTGCATAGTGAAGTCGCCCCATTCGGTCGGCAGGCGGCAGGCGGCAACGAATTTCAAGGTATTATTCATGTTCTTCTTCCTTGTCTTCGATGCCTGCCAATGCTTTCAGCGGCTCGGCAAGTGCCAAAGCCAGCGCCGACCAATCCGTTTGGGCTGCTTCATCGGCCTGATCTTTATCGGCAAATTCAGCATGGACCACGCCCAAAACCGTACCGTTTTGAGTAGCGACAGGAATGGACAACTGGCTTCCACTGCCTTTATTCCTGTCGCCTTGGATTTCGTCCAGCGAAAGCCAATAGGCAATATCGTTGGCAATATTCATCCAGCCGCTCTGCGCCGTACGGCAGGCAAGGTAAACCGTACCGTTTTCTTCATGCACCGCCAACAGGTTCTCCAAAGGCTCGCCTTGCGCCGAGATACGAACCAGCCTTGCATGTGGTTCACTCGGAATGTGGATGTAAACCGCCGCGCTTTTGACGGCTGTTGCGCGACTGAATACCGAATCCAGAGCCATGAAAACCTGTTTGAGCAAAACTTCATTTTCCGACGTTTCTCCAATATGGTCTGCCAGCTTCCAACCGTCTTCTTCACGCCATAAAACCGAGCGGTCAATCGAAGCATTGCCCATATCCATCACCGTCTTCGCGGTCAGATAAGCAACACGGAGGTCGTCTGAAGACAGCTTCAAACCCTGTGTCTGTAAAAAATCCTGAATCAGTAAAACGGGCATGATGTTCCTCTTTGATATTAGTGTGTTCCGGCAGATAACCGACCTACCATTATATCGGTCGGAATAAAGCAATTTCAAGCCAAAGATTGTTTGCAGAGCAGGATACTTTGTGTATAATCCCCAGTTTCATCACGCGGACGTGGCGAAATTGGTAGACGCACCAGATTTAGGTTCTGGCGCCGAGAGGTGTGAGAGTTCGAGTCTCTCCGTCCGCACCATTAATATTAAGTAAATCATATAGTTACAATGCACAGGGTCAGTAGTGGGACAAACTGCTAAAACCTACCATAACAACAATCTCCCCATACAAGTTATTTCCATCAACTCAAGCCGTCTAGTCATTAGGCGGCTTTCTGCTATTTAAGTCTGCATATAATTACCACCCCAAGAAATACAATCCCATTATTCATTAATGGGATTTTTTTATGATTGAAATCGTGCCGGTAAAAATATCCGAACATTTTGACGAAACGCGCAAGCTGTCGGTGTTGCATTGGCGCGAAACGGAATCGGAATTTTCCGACAGACCGCCTGAACTAGACATCCAAACCTATCAAACATTGGAGGCGCAGAACCTGATTATAGCTTTTGCCGCCGTGTCAGATGGCGAGATTGTCGGATATGTTTCAGGCTTCCTTTCCCGCCATCCGCATTACGACCAATTAATCGCGCAACATGACCTGCTTTTCATTCATCCTGCACACCGAACGGGGCGATCAGGATTAAAACTTATGCGTGAATTTGAGTTGGCGGCACAGGCGGCGGGCGCAAAAAAAGTCCTATACCACGCGAAGCCGGGCAGTAATTTTGCCAAGTTATTGGAGCGGCTTCAGTTCCAGCAAGAAGAAATCATATTTCAGAAAGGTTTGTAATATGCCAGCAGCTATACCAATAGCAGCACTCGTTGTCAGCGCAGCAGGCGTCGGTGCCTCGATTTATCAAGGCAACAAACAAGATGCAGCAAACCGCAATTCGGCAAATCAGGCAAAAGAAAATGCCAAAAAAGCTCAAGCGCAGGCTGATATTGACACCAACCGCGCCAATCAAAAACAAACTGACGCGAAATCTATTTTAAGTCAGCAGCAGCAAGACGCAGCAGGTTCAGGTTCAACCATGCTCACAGGCGTGGGAGGTATTGATCCAAATAGTCTGAAACTTGGTAAGCAAACATTACTGGGCGCTTAAAAATGGAATACCAACGCAGAAATATTTACCGTCGATGGGAATCTTTAAAGACAGAGCGTTCGTCTTGGATGGGCCATTGGCGGGAAATCTCGGAAAACATATTACCGAGAAATGGGCGATTCCTTGACGGCGATTCCAATAGCGGCGGGAAGAAGCACAACAAGATTTACGACAACACCCCAATCCGCGCATTAGATATTTTGTCCGCCGGGTTGATGGGAGGTCTCACGTCGCCGTCCCGCCCATGGTTCAAATTAGCCATGCACGACGACGAGATGAACCAGTTCCATGAAGTCAAAGAATGGCTGGCGAAAGTCGAAAATATGATGTTGTCGGTATTCCAGCGAAGCAATATATACGGCTCACTTCATTCCATGTATCAGGAACTTGCGGCGTTTGGAACGGCGGCCTGCATTATCTTGCCGGACTATCAAGACGTAATCAGATGCTACCCGCTGACAATCGGCGAATATGCGGTTGCGACAAACTGGCGCGGGGAAGTTGACACAATTTACCGTGAGTTTGAAAAAAGCGTTGGCGAAACTGTTGAAGAATTTGGCATTGAAAACGTCAGCGAATCAACCCGTAATATGTATGAAAACAAGAAGTACGACCAAAAAGTCAAAATCATTCATGCAATCGAACCGCGCCGAGAACGAGACCTGAATCGAAAAGACTCGAAGAATATGCCGTACAAGTCGGTATATCTCGAAGTTGGAGCAGAGGATGGGAAGGTTCTTCGTGAATCCGGCTTCCTGAAATTCCCCGCAGTCTGCCCAAGATGGGATATCAGTGACAACAACGTCTACGGCAACAGCCCAGCCATGACCGCATTGGGCGATGTCAAACAGTTGCAGTTCAATCAGCGTATGAAATTGCGCGGGATTGATTATGCCGTCAACCCGCCAATCATTGCGCCGACGAGTATGAAAGGGCAGTCGGCGGGCTTCTTGCCGGGCGGAATCCTGTACCACAACGGCGATGAACAAGGCGAGTCGGTACGGTCGGCATTCAATGTCAATTTGGATTTAAACCCGCTGCTTGCCGATATCAACGACATTCGGCAACGGATTCAATCCGCTTTTTATGCCGACCTGTTCTTAATGGTGTCTCAACAATCACAAAACATGACCGCCACTGAAGTTGCGGAACGCCATGAAGAAAAGATGTTGATGTTAGGTCCTGTGCTGGAACGTCTGCAAAACGAACTTATCGACCCACTTATTGAAATCACTTTTGACGCAATGGTTAATGCCGGCATTTTACCGCCACCACCTGACGCCATTGCCGACCAAGATATCAATGTTGTTTTGGTTTCTATTTTAGCTCAGGCGCAACGAGCAATCGGCGTGAACAGCATAGACCGATTTGTTGGCGCGATTGCCTCCGTAGCTCAGATTAAACCTGATGTTTTAGACAACCTGAATGGCGACAAGTGGGCGGAGATATACGCTGATTCATTGGGTATTGACCCGCGCATACTGACAAATCCAGATGACGTATCTGCAATGCGAGAGCAGCGCGCGCAACAGCAGGCGGCAGCAAGCCAGTTACAACAAGCAGAGCAGGGCGCAAACATCGCGCAAGCCTTAGCGCAGGCGCAAGGGTTATCAGAATAAGCCCTGCATATAATCGGGAGCAGAGTATATAAAATGAATCACGTTGATTTTGACGAACTGGAAGCCAAGAAAAAAAATGACGAGTTGCTACTCAGGCAACAAAGTGAAGATTTTGAATGGCTGATGTCAGAGAAACGCGGGAGACGTATTATCCGAAACCTACTTGAAGAAGCTGGCGTATGGCGTTCTACATTTAGCGAGACGCCGACCATAGCGGCATTTAAAGAGGGGCGGAGGAATATGGGGTTGAGACTACTCAATCTTATCGAGCATACACCGCATTTTCATTTAATTTTAAGCAAGGAAAGTGACAATGAGCGTTGAAGATAATCCGGGTGAAGTGAACGAAGTGCCGGGCGCAGACAATGGCGCGGAGCCACAAAACCAGTCTGAAAAAACTTTACTGGGCGCCGCAGGCAATCAAGGCGACACCCCGCCGCCCGAAAACAACGAGGGCGATCAGGGTAAACAAGAAGCAACCCACGAATCTGAAGTTCCCGAAAAGTACGACTTCAAAGCCCCCGATGGCATGGAGTACGACCAAGAAACCATCGATATTTACGCCGAAGCCGCCAAAGAGGCGGGATTGTCTCAAGAAAAGGCTGACATCATCTTGGGCAAAATTGCCCCGCATTTGGCGCAACAACAAATCAAAGCCGTTGAAAAAGCAAGCGCAGAATGGGAGGCGGCTTCACGCGCAGACGCTGAATTTGGCGGCGACAAACTGAATGAAAACATGGCGGTTGCTGCAAAGGCAATGGAAAAGTTCGCTACACCTGAACTGAAAACATTGCTGAACGAAAGCCGACTAGGGAACAACCCCGAAGTTATCCGCCTGTTCTACCGTGTCGGCAAAGCCATCTCTGAAGATGGTTTCATATCGGCAACAGGTGCGCCGCAAAACAGCGACGCCCGCGCACTTTTCCCAAACACCAAAAATCTTAATCCATAAGAAAGGAAGTTAAAACATGCCAATCTTAAACTCACGCCATCCTACACTCGCAGACGTTACCGCCCGCTTGGGTCAAGACGGCAAAATCATTCACAACATCGTCGAGATTCTGTCCGAGAAGCATGACGAACTGGAAGATATGGTCGTCGTAGAAGCCAACGGCGTTACCGAACATACGACCACCGTTCGCGGCGGCTTGCCCGATACCGCATGGCGTCGTCTGTACAAAGGTATTCCGAACAGCAAATCAACTGTCGTTTCTGTAAAAGATTCGATGGGCGAACTGGGCGCGCGCGCTTTAGTTGATGAAAAATTGCTCAATCTGAATGGCAATTCTGCCCAATGGCTGATGTCCGAAGAAGCCCCGTTCATCGAATCAATGGGTCAGAAAATGGCTGATACATTGTGGTATGAAGACGGCAACATCAATCCTGAACGTTTCATGGGTTTCGCGCCGCGCTTCTCAAACAAGTCTGCCGAAAATGGCCGTAACATCATTGACGCCGGTGGCGAGGGCGCGGATAACGCCTCTATTTGGCTGGTTGTATGGGGTGTTGATACCGTCCATTGCATTTACCCGAAAGACTCAAAAGCAGGCTTGCAAAAGAAAGACATGGGTATCGTTACCGTCAATGACGACGAAGGCAACCGCTACGAAGCCCACGAAAGCAAATACGTTTGGGAAAACGGCTTGTGCGTCCGCGACTGGCGTTATGTTGTCCGCATTGCCAACATTGACGTAAAAAAACTGGATAAGACACTGAAAACCGGTCCTAACCTGCCTGAGTTGATGGTTGACGCTTTGGAACTTGTTCCAAACCTGAAAGGCCGTCCGGCGTTCTACATGAACCGCACATTGCGTCGTATGTTGCGCGCTCAAATTGCAGCAAGCGCAAACCACACCATTACCCAGCGCGAAGTTGGCGGCAAGTTGGTAACTCACTTCGGCGACGGCGAGGGCGTGCCGGTTCGCGTTACCGATTCCCTGTTGTCCACTGAAGCCCGCGTGAAATAAGGAGCGACAAATGATTATTGATTCTTTACAGGAACTGTCCATCAAACAAGCCGTAACCACGTCTGCCGCCTCAACCAATACCGTTGATTTTGGTACCAAGAAACCAAACACCGGCAATGCCGCGCAAAACCTTTATGCCGTTTTTACCATTCCTGAATCTTTCGCGGGTGGTTCATTAACCATTTCCCTGCAAGATTCGGCGGACGGTACAAATTTTGCCAATGTAATTTCTGGCGTAACCGTAACCGCAACCGACCTGAAGGCGGGTTCGCAATATGTAATTCCGATGCCGGTTTCTCACCGCCGCTACATTCGCGCCTACTACACCGTCACAGGCTCGATGACAGCAGGCAAAATCAATGCGGCAATCGTCAGCGGCTTGCAAAACAACGAGCCGATGCCAGAATCTCGTAAGGTATGGAGTGCTAAAAAATGAAAGTAGTAGCTATTAAACGCGGCTTTTACGGTCAAATCCGCGAAGAGGGCGACCTCTTCGAGGTGGAAGACGGTCTGACTGCATCATGGTTTGAACCAATTACCCAAGAAAGCCAGCAAGAACAGATTAAAGAGCCGGCAGGAGGTAGATACGACAATCTGACAAAAGAGGAGCTTCAAGCCCTCTTGGATGAACGTGGTATTGACTATCATGGCAACACAGGCGAAGCCGCCCTGAAAGCCTTGTTGGAATCCAGCGACGAAGCATAAAGAAACGGAACAAGGGCGGGAAACCGCCCTTTTTTAATGGATGAAAAAATGTCTTCAGTAATCGATATTTGCAATTTGGCATTAAGCCATATCGGGCAAGCGGCGGACGTATCAAGCATAGACCCGCCTGAAAACTCAATCGAAGCAGAGTATTGCGCCCGATTCTATCCGATAGCGCGCGACACCTTGTTAGAGACCCACGCATGGGATTTTGCATTGAGGCGCGAACCTCTCGCCACTTTGAAACATAATTCAAAGCAATGGCGGTTCTGCTACGCAGTTCCAACGGAATGCCTGCAAATCATAAGCATATTTCCCGAATCAGCAGCCAATGATGTTGACTGTCTATCTATCAATCACGCCCGCGAGACGACCGCAGACGGGCATAGAATTATCTGGGCAAACACTGAAAATGCGATTATTCGCTACACGCAGCGCGTTCAAAATTCACATCTATTCACGCCCGTTTTCACTGTTGCCCTATCGTGGAAACTGGCGGCAATGCTGGCAGGCGTAATCATAAAGAGCGATACCGGCGCGCAGTACGCGGCAATGTGTGAATCACAAGTGCAAAGCCTGATTGCACAAGCGAAAAATAACGACGCGCGGCAATTCTCACAGCAAATCCAATTTACACCAGCAGCAATATTAGCGAGGCAGTAATGGCAAATACACGTCTTCTACAACAGTCATTTATCGGCGGCGAAGTTTCGCCAAATATGTTTGGGCGCATAGAAGACCCGTATTATCGGAACGGGCTTTCAGAGTGTCGGAACTTTGTTATCCGCCCCGATGGCTCGGCAGAGAATCGGGCGGGATTTGAATTTGTGAATGTTGCGCGTAACGATTATTCCAAAGCGCGCCTGATTCCTTTTCAGTTTTCAAACGACCAATCCTTTGCAATCGAAATGGGCGTGGGGTACTTCCGCTTCCACACTAAAGGAGCGACGTTGCTGAATGACGAAGGGCAGCCCTACGAAATATCAAGCCCATACAACGAAAACGAGATTTTCGACGTACATTACGTCCAGTCAGGCGACGTGATGACACTTGTTCATCGTAACCATTATCCATGCGAATTGCGCCGCCTGTCTGCAAAGCAATGGGAATTTAAGCCTATCACTTTTGGCGCGGCAATCAGATCGCCCAAGGGGGTAACAGGTACTGCACATAAAGGCGGTGACGCAGGCAATCCGAACAGGGTTTATTACAACACTCAATATTGCGTAACAGCGGTCAGTAATGATGGCTTAAATTCCGAGTCTGAAACTTCGGAAATTGTCACGATAAACAACAACGTTTACGTCACAGGTAATCACAACCGTATCGAATGGCTACCAGTAGAGGGGGCTGGACGTTACAAAATCTACAAACGCACAAGCGGCATTTTTGGCTACATCGGGCAAACAAACGAACTACACTTTATTGACGATAACATTGCCGCAGACACGTCTGCAACACCACCGATTTACGACAACATCTTTTTGCAAGGTGGGATAGATTCGTTTGTTGGCGTTAAACCTATCACAATCCCAAATTACGGAAAAATTGTTACACCGACAATAGATAGTGAGGGTAGTTATACAACCTTGTTTACAAATCGTGCCGGCAAAGAAGTATTTACTGGAACGCCGTTTAATACCTACATCGATAATGTAGTAGGAACAGTCACTTACAAAATCGAGCTTGAAGACAAGACGGGAAGCGGGGCTGTCTTGTCGTTGTCGTTTCTTGACTATAAATTAAAGAGTGTGGAGGTTCTAAGCCCTGGTAGTGAATACACCAATCCTAGACTAAAGGTTTACAAGAAAAAAGCAGGAACTGCTGACGAGTGGGAGGAATACACAAGAAATGTTTATCATGCTTCGATTAAATGGAATCTGTCTCAAAACTTCTCAATCCTGATCGGAGATGAGGAGGGGGGTGGAGCAGGCGCGACAGCGAATCCGATTATTAAAGATGGGCAAATGGTGGATGTATTAATAACGTCTCGCGGTTATGGTTACAAAAAGCCAAGCATGATTCTGAAAGGCGAAAGCATCTCACAGAATATTGAATTTGAGCGAGCCGTTATAACCCAGTCTTCTTTTCCGTCTGCCGTTTCATACTTCCAGCAACGGCGCGTATTTGCCGGCACTAGAGAAAAACCGCTGCAAGTATGGATGACGAAGACAGGGACAGAAAGCAACCTAAGCTATTCCTTGCCAATAAAGGACGACGACCGAATCTCTTTCAAACTGGCTTCGCGCGAAGCAAGCATGATTCAGCATATTATCCCACTGAATAAAATGATTCTGATGACGGGTAGTGCGGAATGGAACGTCAACACCCTTAACACCGACTACCTGACACCCACGTCAATCTCGGTATCACCCCAATCCTACATCGGGTCGTCTATGGTTCAACCCGTCATCGCTAATAACTCGCTGATTTATGCGGCGGCGCGGGGCGGACATGTTCGGGAACTTGCCTACAACTGGCAGGCAAACGGCTACATCACGGGCGATATATCGATACGCTCAAGCCACCTGTTCGACAATAAAAAAATCCTCGATATGTGCCTGCAAAAATCACCGTTCCCGATTGTTTGGTGCGTATCGTCAGACGGTACGCTTTTAGGGCTGACATACCTGCCCGAACAAAGTATCGGAGCATGGCACAAGCACGACACAGACGGTCATTTTGAAAGTGTAACGTCAGTCACAGAGGGCGAAGATGATGTACTTTATGCCATTGTCCGCCGTCATGTAAACGGCAGAGATTTACGATACGTCGAGCGTATGAAGCCGAGAAAATTCACTTCCCAGAAAGACTACTACTTCATGGACGGCGGTTTGACTTATCGCGGGGATCCCATAAGCACAGTAAGCAATCTTGGGCTTTTGGAGGGCAAGACGGTTTGTGTTCTAGCCGACGGAAACGTCATGCCGAAAACGGTCGTCTCAAACGGAACGATTCACTTACCGGACGGAATCGAAGCGTCAGTTATCAGCGTCGGCTTACCGATAGAAGCATCTATAACCACTCTTCCGCTTGCCTTTCAGGTTGATGCGGCACTGGGGCAGGGGCGCACAAAGAGCCTGAATAAGGTTTGGTTGCGGGTGTATGAATCTGTTGCGGTTCTTGCGGGTATTTACGGCAGCAAGATGTATGAATACAAGCAACGGACGACAGAGGTATTCAGCCATCCGACCCGACCGAAGACCGGCATAATTGAAATCAACATCGGCGGGCAATGGGACGATGACGGATTAATGCAAGTCAAGCAAGAAAACCCATTGCCGATAACCGTTTTGTCGGTGGCCGCTGAATTTTCCGTAGGTTGAAGCCTGCATATAAAGCAAAGAACTCATGGTTAAATTCCTAAATTCAGGAGGTTTAATCATGAGTTCTTCTTCTATCGATTGGAATAAATTCGGCGACTATGCCGGACTTGCTACACAGGGAATCGGGGTAATCGGTCAAGTTGCGGGCGCGTTTTATTCCGCCCGTTCCATCCGCAGAAATGCGGAGCTTCAAGCGTTCATGGCAGAAATGAATGCCAAAAACAGCGAACGACAAGCGCAAAACGTTTTCTTGCAACGCGATAAACAGATAGCCGCACTTGGAATTAAATCAGGTCGTCTGAAAAGTTCCCAGCGTGTAGCACTGGCTGCGAACGGCGTGGACTTATCCAGCGAAAACGCCGTGGAGCTTTTGGCAGATACCGAATTTATGAAAGAAGTCGATAAAGACCAAATCGAACAAAACGCTGTTGCTGAGGCGTGGGGATACCGCTTACAGGGCGTTCAAAACCAAAACCAAGCCCTATTTGCACGGGCGCAGAAAGCAGGGGTTTCGCCGCTGCTTGCAACGCATAACACCCTACTCACAGGAGCCAGTCAGGTCGCGCAAAACTGGTACGCCCTGAAGAAACAGGGCGCGTTCCAAAGCAAACAAAAAACAGACGACCCAATTTACGGGTTATACGCCATGAATAACGGGTGGAAATAATGAGAGTACCGACATCAAACGAATTTAGCGTCGGCGTAGCAAATGCGCCGTCAGCAAACTTTGCCGCGCCAAATCTTCCCGATGTTGGCATAGAGGTAACGCGCGCAGGAAATCAGGCATTTTCAGCAGGGCAAGAGGTTGTAAACACCCAGATGAAAATGCTTGCGGAAATGAATGAACTTGCGACCGATAACGCCTTGGCGCAAGTAAAGGCATTCGAGCAGGATTTGCGCGTCAATCCCAATAACGGCTATGAAAATTTGCGCGGCGAGAATGCACTGAACCGCCCGAACGGTCAATCATTGGTCGATGAATACGACGAATACCTGATGGAACACGCCAATGCGGTTAAAGATACGCTGAAAAATGACGCGCAAAAAGCATTGTTTACCCAACGTCTTGACGGCATCCGCCAAACCTTGCGCAATAAGACCGGCGAACATTTACTGACGGAGGGGAGGAAATGGAAAGACACCTCGCTCAACACGCAAATCGAATTGGCTGCCAATTCGTTTTCACTTTCCACGACGGACGAAGAACGGGACGCAGCCATCGACCGCGCCATTTCAGCGGCGAGAGGACTTCAAGACCTGTATGGCTGGGATAGCGAAACCATGCAAAAGAAAGTCATGGACGCTTCAGATAAGGCAATCAGTCAGGTAATCGACGACAAAATCGACAAAGGCGACTACGCCGAAGCCCGCCGACTTGCCATCCAATACGGCGCATTTGCACATGGCGATACCGTTGTCAAAGCGCGCCAAAAAATCGAGCAGGCATACCAAGACCAAATCATCGAAGATGCGACCGCCAACTTCAAGCCGGGCGACACAATCCGCATCCCCGTCAATATCAATTCCGCGCAGGCGCAGACAGGAAATCCAGTTCAAGATACCGTAAGCCGCATCATTGGATATGAATCAGGAAACGACCCAAACATCAAAAACAAAAAAAGCACGGCTGAAGGGCTTGGGCAGTTCATTGATTCGACTTGGTTTTATATGGTACGGAAATATCGACCAGACATAGCTAATGGCAAAACTAACGCGCAGCTTAAAGCCCTGAAGCGAGACCCTGCGCTTTCCCGCGAAATGACAACCCACTACGTTGAGGAAAACGCCGCCCTACTCAAAAAACACGGATTCCCGGTCAATGTGCGAAACCTTTACGTTATGCACTTTTTGGGCAGTGGAGAAGGACCGAAGCTGTTGCGAGCCGACCCGAATCAACCCGTATCGTCTTTCATTTCGGCGCAATCCATCAATGCAAACAAAACGGTTTTATCAGGCAAGACCGCGCAGCAGGTTTTGGACTGGGCGGCACGCGCCATGAAAGTGGGTAAAGGTGGCGGCGGCGGTACCAGCTACGTCAGCATTCCGACAGGCGACCCCGTAGCGATGGAAAAGGCGATCCGCCAACTTCCGAAGAATCAGCAGGCGAGCGTCCGCGCAAACATCAACCGCCAAATATCGGCTTACAAAGAGGTCGAAGAGCAACGAAAAGCCCAGCGCGACAACGCCATTGCAGGGATTATCGAAACCAACGGCGGGAATATTCAGTCTGTTCCGCGCAGTGCGTGGGCAGCCCTTACCCCTGAAGAACGACGGAAATTTACAGACTTTGGGCAGTCCATCAAAACCAACAACGAGCAAGAATTGCAGGACAAATACGCTGACGACTATCTGCTAATGCAAAACCCTGACGTACTAAGCAAAATGAGCGAAGACAGCATCATCGCTTTACGCCCTAAATTAGGCAGGTCATGGACACAATCGCTGCTAGAAAAGAAACAAAGTATCGAGAAGAAAGGCATTCAGCACGCCAAATTGTCAAATTACCGATTCAAAGAAGTATTGCGGCGCGAATTTAACATCGACCCTGATAAAAAAATTCAGGGGGCGGAAATGAAACGACGCATTGCAACCATTCAATACAACAGCGACCGCGCCATTAAAGCGGAAGAAAAACGGCTTGGCAGGCAACTGAGCGAAGATGAGATGGTAGCAATCATTCGCAAACTTGCCGCCGCCACCGTTGTAACAGAACGCGGGTGGTTTAGTGATACCAAGAAATCAATTTTGGAAATCCACCCTGATGATGAAAACATTTCCGTGAGATATTAATTATGGCAGATACAAACGACATTCAAAAACGACGCGCCGCGCTACTTGCCAGCTTTGGCGTGAATCCTGATGAAGTAGCCGAAATCAACCGCAAGGCAGCAAGCCTGAAAGTGCCTGTCGGCGTGGTAAAAGAAATGCCGCAGACAGCCAATACCCGTATGAAGTTGAACGAAATCGAAGCGCAAGTCGGTGGGCTTTCCATTCTTCCGCAACGTCTTTCGGATCAGAAATTTTCAGACCTGTCACACGACGACATCGGCGAACTTTCAGAAATCGAGCGCAAAGCAGGCGTATTACGCGCCGCGCCTGAAGATGGATTTTTCACAGATATAGGAAAATCCCTGAAGCGCGGCTGGCTGACCGCCGAAAAGAACTTCAACGGTATGTTCATGCGCTCAGACGTATTTGGACTTAACCGCCAACGCGAGGCGGCAGCAAAAGCAAACGGCGTATATTACAACCGTGAATTAGACATTGCCCATTCACAAGCTAAATTACAGCGAGATATCGACCGTTACGCGCCTGACGCAACACTTCAGAAACAACAACGCGGGCTTGCCGAACAGAAAACGTTGGCAGGTGCCGCCGGTTATCTCGTCAAAAATCCAACCCTGTTACTCAATACGTCAGCGGAATCACTGGGGCAGAATGCTTTGGGTTTGGCAGCAGGTTTGGCGACGGGCGGAATCGCTACCATCGGAACGGTCGGCGCATCGTCAGGCGCGCAGGAATACGCCGCGACGATGGAAGAGATGCTGAATGAACACGCGCATGAATTGGGTGGAATGACCGAAACGCAAAAATACGCATACGCCCTGACACGTCAAGACTGGATGGACGAGGCGAAGAAAAAGGCGTGGAAGCGCGGCATATCTATCGGCTTATTCGATGCGGCAACCGCAGGCTTGGCAGGTCGTCTGCTTGGTGGCGCAACAGGCAAACTAAGCGCGGCGGCGCGAACCGCAGGCGAAGCGGGCATTCAGGCGGGCGGCGGCGCAGCAGGCGAAGCGACCGCACAAGCATTGACTGGGGAATACAAGCCGGGCGATATCATCATGGAGGCGTTCGCGGAACTTCCGACAGGCGCATTTGAGGCGCGGAGTAATTACAAATCAGCACGCGCCAAAGTAGAGGAGCGAGCCGCCCAAGTTCAAGCGGCAGAGCAGGCGCGCGCGCGCCTAAAAGAACAGGCGCAAGCCGTTACCAATTCCCGCCTGACAAAACGCGCCCCCGACGTTCAGGCTTCCTATGTGAATGATGTTTACGCCGACAATCAGAAAATATACTTCGACGGCGGCGCATTGATGCAGTCGGGACGCGCCGCAGCGGTTGCCCAAGCCATGCCCGATATGGCGGCAAGAATCCAAGAGGCGGCAGAAACAGGCGGCATGGTAGAAATGACGCGCGGAGATTTCCACGCCCGTTTGACACAGGAAGACCAAAACGCACTGGCTGAAATCGCAATGGAAACACCCGATTCCATGACCGCCGCCGAAGCAGAAGAAATCCGCAAATCAGGATTTGACGCCATGATGGATGAAGCCTATCAGGCTGATTTGGCGCGCCATCAAGAAGAGCAGGCTCAAGAGGAACAAGCCCGGCGCGTGGCGGAATTTGAAGCATTCAAAGAAGAAGTAAAGGCACAACTTACCGCAACAGGAATCATGGATGGGGCGCAGGCTGAAGCCAATGCGACGCTGTATACCCGCGCCGTTGAAGCCCTTGCAGGTCGTCTGAATATGGGAATCCGTGATTTTGACGCAGCATACGGCGGCTTGAATGTGGTCGGCGAAAGCCTGATTGACGACGGCGTATTGAATCAATCGGCATCGGCAATGAAAAGCACTGAAGCTAATATGCAACGCGGGCGAGACGCAATGAATAAAGCCCTTATTGAGAAAGCAGACCAAAAACGTGCAATGTATCGAAGTGATACAGGCTGGATTGATTTTGTTTGGGGCAGCGAGGGAGTTTTAAAAGCTAACGGCAAAACAAAAGGAGCGATGGGTTTAGCGCATATTATTGAAAGCCGTATGCGTAAAGATGGAATGAGTTATCAAGATGTAGCAGAAATGCTGACCATGCAGATAACCGACACAATCGCCAAAGGCGGCAGCAGTAGGATTTACAGCAATGGGAAATCTGAAAGTATGTTCATAGAACATAACGGATACCGCGCAACCCTTGTAAGAAACAAAGGTTCTAACGGCTGGCTGATGAATGCTTTTGAATTACATCAAGGCGGCGATACCGGGAAGAGTAACGATTCCAAAGCACCTACGCACGACCAAACTACACGTCATCGTTCGGAAGTGGGAGCGCCTGATGTATTAAACAATTTTACCCAAGACGCTGACGCCAATCAAGACTTACTGTATCAAGGCGGCACAGACCGCGGAATGTTCAGCCGCGAAAATAACCTGATTGCCCTGTTGAAAAACGCCGACGCATCTACATTCGTTCATGAACTTGGGCATTTCTTCCTTGAAACAAATACCCGCATCGCCCGCGACCTGACCGCCAAGCCTGCCGAAAACCTGACCGAACAGGAACGGCAATTCCTGTCCGACGTTCAGACGGCCTTAGATTGGTTCGGTGTGAAAGACCTTGCCGCATGGGACGCAATGAGCCTGAACGAGCAACGCGAGAATCACGAGAAATGGGCGCGCGGTTTTGAAGCCTACCTTTACGAAGGTAAAGCACCAAGCGAAGAATTGCGCGGGGTATTCCGCCGTTTCCGTTCATGGTTGAAGCAGGTGTATCAATCCCTGAAAAACCTGAACGTAGAATTGACCGATGAAGTCCGCAGCGTGTTTGACCGAATGTTTGCCAGCGACGAGCAGATTCAGCAAGCCCAATACATCAACGGCATGACCCCGATGTTTGAAGATGCGGCACAGGCGGGCATGGATGATGCGGATTATGCGCAATACCGGCACAACGCCGAACGTGCGACAGCAGAAGCGCAAGACGACCTGACCGCCCGCGCGTTACGCGACATGGCGTTTATCCGCAATCTTCGCGCCCGCAAAATCCGCGAGATGCGTAAGCAGTACAAAGCAGACTTCCAGCGCGCGGAAATGGCGGCACGCGGCAGCATCATGCGCCAGCCTGTATATCGGGCATGGCAGCTTCTGACTGCCCGCATAACCGAAGAAAACCGCATCGGAGACGGCAAGCCGAAATTCAGCAAACAGGTGGACGCAGCGCATGACAGCCTGTTTGAAGCCATTGCCAAATTAGGCGGCGTGAACAAAGACGAAATGATTAGTCAATTCGGACTAGACCCGAAAGACAAAATCCCCGCCGTCCATATCGGATACCCCGTATTGAGAAAAACCAACGGGCGCAGTATCGACGGCATGATTGAAGCCTTGACCGAAGAAGGATACTTGCCCGTTGACGACACAGGCAAGGCAGACCCGCGCGATTTTGAAGAACGTTTCTTCGACGAAATGCGCGGTAACAAGCGTTACAGTTCCGCCTATGTTCCGCACGAACAAAAGGCGGGTGACCATGTAGCCAACCCATACGCCCTGACCGCCGTCCGCTTCGACCATGACAGCCTTGTCGCAATGGGTGTGGACGGACTGACGCTTGAACGCCTGATTGATTTTGACATGACGCGCAAAAACGGCGGAATGCACCCCGACCTTGTATCAGACCTTATTTTGAACGAAGACGGCGAGCCGGTATTCTCAGGCGGCGAAGATTTAATCCGCGCCCTGACCGAAGCCCAGCCGCCGCAGGAAGCAATCGAAGAGACCGCATACCTGAACGTTCTCGCAGAAAAAGGCGAAGTACCGACGCAGGCAGACTTTGAAGAAGCCGCCGACCTTGCCGCGCACAGTGAAATCCGTCAGCGCATCATTGCCGCCGAGTTTAAAGCATTATCCAAAGCAACAGGGGCGTCAAACCTGATCCGAAAAGCGGCGTCTGTTTACGCGCAAGAAAAAGTAGAGCAAATCAAAGTCCGAGATTTGCGCCCGTCGGTCTATACCCGCGCGGAAGCCAAAGCCGCCAAAGCAAGTATGGAAGCATTCCGTAAGGGCGATATTCCGACTGCCGCCACGCAGAAACGCAATCAACTGTTGCAAAACTCAATGGCACGCGAAGTCTTGAAAGCCCGCGAAGAAATGGAAACGGCGCGCAAATACTTGAGCAAATTCAACCGCGTCGTCAAATCCATTGATATTGAGTACCGCGAGCAAATCGAAGCGTTATTGGAATCGGTGGAATTGAGTAACGCGCCAAGCCTTAAAGACTTGGATAAGCGTACATCATTACTCCAGTTCGTCAAAAAGATGGAAGAGCAAGGACGCGCCCACAATATCGACGCCGAGTATATCGCCGAGATTCAGGCGAAGCGCAATTATCGGGAGATGACCGTTGAAGAAATGCGCGTATTAGTAGATACCGTGAAAGGCATCGAGCATTTAGGCCGTCTGAAAAACAAGATGCTGACCGCCCGCGATAAGCGAACCTATCAAGAAATCCGCGACAACATCGTTGAGTCAATCCGAGAAAACGCACGGACGCACGATAAACGCACTTCGACAGCGGCGAACAACATCGAACGTGTAGAAGACGGCTTCAGCGGGTTTATGTGGGGGCATATTAAAATTTCATCCATCGCCCGAATATTGGACGGCGGCAAAGACGCCGGCGCGTTTTGGAATTACTTCATCCGTCCAATCAATGAAGCGGCCGACCGTGAAGCGACCATGACGGCTGAGACGGCACAAAAGCTAGAAGAAATTCTGAAGCCGTTAAACGACAACCTGACGCACCGCGAATATTGGCGCAATGCCGAATATCAGATCGGCGGGCAGAAATTCACACGCCGCCAACTGTTCGCAATCGCCCTGAACATGGGTAACGAAGGCAACATTCAACGCCTTTTGAGCGGCGGGCATGGCAGCGTCCGCAACTGGAACATGACCGAAGTGATGGACGCGATGCAAAACCTGACCAGCAAAGAATGGCAGGCAGTCCAAAAGGTATGGGATTTATTCGAAAGTTTCCGCCCACAAATTGCCGAACTGGAAAGAAAAGTGGTCGGCATTGAGCCGCAATGGGTTGAACCTAAGCCGCTGACCGTCCGTACCGCAGACGGCGAGATGCTGACATTGCGCGGCGGGTATTACCCTGCCAAATACGACCCCGCCAGCACGCAGGCAGCGGAAAGCGGAAACGCCCTGTCAGACATCGAAGATATCAAGAGTGCGGTGAAGATGGCGGCCAACACGCGGCACAGCTTTACCAAAGACCGTGCCGCCGCCGTAGAAAATCGCCCGTTACTGTTGGATTTGTCAGTAACCTACAACGGACTGAACGAAATCATCCATGACCTCACGCACCGCGAAGCCGTCATTGATGCGGCACGCCTGTTGAAATCAAGCAGTATTGACAAGGCGATACGCGAAACATTAGGCGCACAGGCGAAGCAGAAACTGAACAAAGCCCTTGAAGACATCGCCCGTGGCAACACCGCCCCGGTAAACGGCCTCGATAAATATTCAGGATTGCTCCGCCAAAACGTCAGCATGACCGGCTTGGGCTTTAACATCGTTTCCGCAGCCGTTCAGGTTACTGGCTTCATTCCTGCCGTCGCCCGTCTTGGTGGGAAATATGCGTGGGCAGGATTGTCGCAATACACCACCCACCCCATCAAGGCGACGCAATCGGCGATGGAACAGTCTGAGTTTATGCGCAACCGTGGCAACACCAGATTGCGCGAAATCCGCGAAGTGGCGGCAACCATCAACGGCGCGGGCAAAATCCGTAAATTCCTGAATAAGTATTCGTACTGGCTGATGATGAAAATGCAGCAGGTCGTCGATACCGCCATTTGGCATGGTGCGCTTGCAAAAGCTATGGATAGCGGCAAAGACCTGGACACCGCCATCAAGCTTGCCGACCAAACTGTCTTAGACACGCAGGGCGGCGGGCAAATCAAAGACCTTTCGGAATTTGAACGCGGAAGCAACACGAAGAAACTGTTTACCGTGTTTTACGCCTACATGAATACCGCTTTGAATCAGGGATTCGTCGAGGTAAAAACGCAAAAAAGCAAAGCCAAGCTGGCAGCGGATTTGATGATGATTTACGTCGTGCCGACCGCGCTTACCGCCCTGATGAAATCCGCATTGATACCGGGCGACGATGATGACGATTTAGCGAAGAAACTGGCAAAAGAGCAAATCAGTTTCCTGCTCGGCTTGTTTGTTTTCGGGCGAGAAATGACTCAGCTTGCCAATATCGCAACCGGCGACAGGTTCTATGGCTACGCAGGCCCATCAGGTTTACGACCGATTGACGATGGATTCAAATTCGTGCAACAGGCGGTACAGGGCGAATTTGACAGCACGTTTGTCAGGGCGAGCGTCAATCTATTGGGCGACGCTTTCGGACTGCCGTCCGCGCAAATCAACCGAACCATCAAAGGCGCAGAAGCCTTGCAAGATGACGAGACCGACAATCCGGCAGCATTGCTGATGGGTCATCAAGGCAATTAATCAGTCCTGCATATAACAGCCTCTTTGAGAAATATCATTAGGTATTTCCAAGAGAGGCTTTTTTTATGGCAATCCATTCTCAAAGCGTTAAGACGGGCTTTTTCATCGGCAACGGTGGAGAGCGAACATACCCCTTTAGCTTCAGGATTTTCACCCCTGCCGACGTTGCCGTCTATACGTCAAACAAAGCAGGAACGGACGAGGTGAAGCTTGCATTTGGCGAAGAGTACACAGTGTCAAAAAACGCCAATCAAGACACCAATCCGGGCGGGTCTATCACGCTGGTAAACCCACTTCCCGAAGAACGAAGGATGATTATCGTAAGCGGGTGGAGTTATACGCAACCTACCACGTTTACAAATCAGGGCGGTTTTTATCCGCAGGTATTAAACGGCAGTCTTGACCGACAACTTATCTTGACACTGCAACTATTAGACCGATTGCGTCGGACATTGCACCAACCCATAACATCCGACAAAGAACTCAACCTAGCCATCCCCAATCCCGAACCGAAATCAGGGCTTTCATGGAGTGCTGACGGCACACGAATAGTCAACAACGACTACCCGCAGCAGGTGGAGCAATTCCAGCAAGACGTGCGCGGGTATGAGAAACAGGTCGGAACATTTAACGGCACGGTCGAGGAGTTCAACAAAACGCTCGGCGACAGCAAAAAAGAGTTTGCTGACCAGTCCGACCGATTCCGGTTATCCGTTGACAACCTGAATACCGCCTTTAGCGAACGGTCGGCGGAAGTGAAAGAAAAGGCGCGGCAGATTGAAGAATACGTTTTCAACGAATCAGGGCGGACAAGCCTGTCAATCGCCGACTTATATGCCCAGCTTGGCGCAATCACGCAAGACGGCGGGTATTCAAACATCCCCGATGAAAGCGGTGTAAGTGAGCGGTTCTTGCGTGATATGCAGCTTTATTTTGGCTATTCCGCCTACTCGAAACTGCCCGACGAAAGCGGCGTCAGCGAGAACTTTTTGGCGCAGTTAAGTAATTACTTCGGCAAACCATACACACACCAAGACAGCAAGCAAGACGGCGTCAGTGAGAATTTTTTAAACGAACTTAGAAAATATCTAGGAGTTAAACAACCATGAGCATGAATCTAGTCGGCAATACCAACTACGAAAAGGGCATGGCGATCATGTCCGAACAAATCAAAGCCATCCAAGAAAAGCTGAAAATGACGGGCGGCAATTTCGATAATGCAGCTATCGGTCTCACGGGCAAATTCAAAAACACCGTGCAACTGATGATGAAGCTGGAAGAAGCTGAAAAAAACAGCGCAATGGTGGAACTGGAAGAAGGCGTTTACGAACTGCCGTTTCAAATCAAAATCACGAAGCAAAACTTCCCGAACGTCAAAGGCATTAAAGGTGCAGGTCGTGACAAAACCGTCCTGAAATACGGCTGGGGGCAGGAAATCGATTGGGATCCTGATACCAACAAAACCGATGCCCGTTGGTTCGGCGGTATTTTGATTAACGGCGTGAAAGACAAGGTTTTGAAAGACTTCAAAATCGAATACACCGGCGAATTTTACCGCGAGGGTAATACCTATTTCGGCGCGATCAACAACATCCACATCAACAATTCAAACAACTGCCTTGTTGAGAACGTTGAATCAACAGGCGCGAACCGCATGGGTATTTACCTGACAAGTAACGAGGCGGCATTTACTGATAATGACAAGGTATTCCGCGGCGAATTAAGCGTTGACAACCTGACGCATCACTCGATGGGCAACCGCGTCATCAACTGTTACTGCCACCATAACCGCGTTGCCGGCATTTCCGCCGCCAATCAAATCAACTGCCAAATCAAAAACAACGTCCTCGAACGTAACGGTCACGAGAAAGACGGCGGCACTGGCTACGGCTTCGCTTCGGGCGCAGGTTCAGTAAACGTGAATATGGAAATTACCAACAACCGCGCGCTCTACAACTATCGCAAGGGCATTGACTCGCATGACGCCTACGACTTTATCGTCAAAGACAACCACATCGAGGGAAACCGCCTGTTTGGTATTGCCATTGAGAGCCGTGGTTATCCGCAACGTAAGATCGAAATCGAGGGTAACAAAATCATCCAAGACCCGAAATTCCGCCTCGCTAAAGATGACGACTACCCGGAATATGAAAAAGACCGAAACCGCGACTACTACCGATACACATCAATCCGTATCGAAAATAAATCGCAGCCAAATCAGGCATGGCGAAAACAACCGGCAAACGTATCAATCAAAATCAAGAACAACGAAATTACCAGTATCGAATGGGATGGTCGTGGCGTACACCGCGTGTTTGAAATCCGAAACAACGAGCAAGCAACACACGTCCGTTTAAATACCGAAATCTCAGGCAACACCATCAACGGTAAGAATGTTCATAACATCTTCTTCGGCGCTGGTCCTGGTCATAACGGTTTGGGCGACTTTGTGTTCAAGAACAACAAAGTGACGCTTGAGCAGGTTGTTGAAACGCCGTTCTACATCCAAGAAACGAATCGAAGCGGTGAAATCGGCGGCGTATTTGAAGTCAGTGGCAACACGTTGAATTTCGGCAAGACTGCCGACCAAGCAGACAACGACATCATGTTCTTCAAGACTGATGTTCGACCGCTGATTAAATTTAACGGCAACACATTACAGTATGCCGGCGTCCGTCGTTATCAATTCGGCTTTGCCTCGCAATCTCAAAACAGTACATCCAAGTTTGAAATCATGAATAACACTTGGACAGGACCTACAAAAGACAGCTTTACAGGTAAGTTCATCAACTTGACAAACATCCCCGCCGCAAACGTGAACGTTTACAACAACAAAGCGGGAGAGGAAGTCATCACTTTTGAGGGCGCGACCACCAATGCCGAATCAGCCACGCCGAAAGAGTTACCAGCAGAATCAGCAACCCCGAAAACGTGGGAAGAGACATACGCAGCCGCCAAGCCGACCGCAACTGTAACAGCGCCGGCGGCAACTTATACGCTTAACTGGGACGGCGCGACGGCAGAAAGCGTGAGCAGTGCAGACGGTCAATTCACTATTACCAAAGCCGAGGGCGAGGAGGGGGCAACGCCGAAAGACTATCCGGGCTTAATCGATAAAGAGGGTGGCGCTATTCGTGCCCGCCTGAAGTTTGCAAGAGGTTCAGCAGGCGCTTACGGATTGGTAAGCATGCCACTGACGGAGCGAATCACAACACTACTCCTCCCAATCAAGGTCATCAACCTTGGGGGGCGTAGTAAAACTGGTGCGATTGTTGCAGGTGCATTTAAGTCAGCAACAAACACAGCAGTCGATGGGGCGATTGTCTTCGTCGAGGGCAGCACAGAGGACAAATTCCGCATTACCCGTCCTCTCGGCGTTACCGTTGACGGCAAGGTTTATAAAAACGAGGAACTGTCTTTCGACAAGACCTACGTTATCAGCATGAACGTCGGCGTCGGCGCAGACCGAATTGCCATCGGTTCGGCGTTCAACGGAAATGGCATGGCATCCGTTGATATCGGCAAAGACTTGGCATTCTTCAATCGCAGTATGAGTGAAGCCGAGCTTCAAGCCGCCGCCCTTGAAATCGTCAAGAAAGTCAAACCCGAAGTATTGCAATAACCAAGTCGCCGCCTGACCCAGTCGGGCGGCATTTAGAGAAAGCACAAAAAATGAACAAATTGGAAACGTCCGTACAGGCAGCCTCACAAGTATCAAATTACGCCAGTAACGCAACATATAGCGGCGCAAGCGTCGGAATCGCAGGAGCACTTGGCGGTATTGATTGGATTGCCATTACAGGTCTAGTCATCGCCGCAGGCGGTTTTATCGTCAATGTTTACTACCGTTACAAGGAAAACCGACGCGCCGAAGAATTGCACGAAATGCGAAAACAACAAATCCAGAAAGGAAAATGTTATGAGAATTAATCACAAAGTACCAATCGCCATCCTTAGCGCGTCTGTCATTGCCATTTTCGGTATCAAGGCAGAGGAGGGATACCGCGCCAAGCCATACCACGACATCGGCAAGGTTGCGACGGTCGGTCATGGCAGCACCGTTTACGAGGACGGCAGCAAGGTCAAAATCTCCGACCCGCCTGTCAGCCGCGAGCGAGCCGATAAAATGCTGCGCGCCCACGTCAACAAAGATGAAGCAAAAATGAAAGCCATGTTACCGGGCGTTGAGTTATCTCAAGGCGAATATGATGTTTATATCGACTTCTTTTACAACTTCGGCGCGCAAAAGTTTTACACGTCATCCATGCGCCGCGAGTTACTCAAGGGCAACCATGTAGCAGCCTGCCGCGCCCTGTTGCGTTACCGATTCGCCGCTGGGCGCGATTGTAGCCGTCCGAGCAACTGGGGTCCACGCGGCTGCAAAGGCGTATGGACACGCACCGAAAAACGTTACAACAACTGCATGGCGGCGCAATGACACCTAAAGAGTTTTGCGAACGCATGATTAAAGAGTGGCAAGCCAAAAGCCGAGAGGCAAGCGAAAACGCAGACCTTGCGGATTTTGAGCAAGCCGAGCAAGAACTATCAAACTATACGGAGATGTTAAAACGTTATGATACTGATATTACTTAAAAAATACTGGCGGTATCTCGCCGTAATTATCGCCATCATCGGTCTTGTTTTTTGGTGGGACGGAAGCGTTAAAAAAGCCTACCAAAAAGGGCGCGACGATATGGCACTAGAAATATCAAACCGCCTAAAAGAAGAAGCCATAAAGAAAGCCCAAGAGCAACGGGCGCAATCCGAGCAGTACCAAGACCAAAAAGCAGAACGCGAAGAAAAAGAAAGGATTAGATATGTTGAAGTGCAAAAAATCGTTGAACGCCCTGTTTATCGCAACGTGTGTATCGATTCTGACGGCTTGTCAGTCATCAACGCCGCCATTGCCGACAGCGATTAAACCGCCTGCCGATTTGGTGCAGCCATGCCCCAAACTGCCGAAACTATCAGGTAGTACTGGCGCAGAGATATTGCCCTGGTCGTTGCAGGTCGTCCACCTATACAACGACTGCAAGGCGCGGCACAAGGCATTATCAGAGGCAGTACAGTAAAACAATCCCGATGTTATTAATTGTTAACATCGGGATTTTCTTTTAAATCAAATCGGGTCATAATCCTTGCGAACCTGCGCCCCGCCATCACGCCCAATCAATTCCTTTTTCATGACAGGGTACGCAAACGAGATAACCAACGCATCGGCACGGTTCGGGCTTGGCACGCCGCGCGACTTCATCTCTTTCTTGGACTCAATCTGTATTTTCCCATCAACACGCGGGACAAGTTCGGGAGCCTGCAATTCATCACGCAACATCGGATCGTCAGGTATAACCCCGCCACTCTTCAGCCAATCACGCGCCGCCTTCCACATTTCCGCGCGCTTGTTGTAGCAACCTACATCATTAGACTTACCAGCAAACCACACCAATTTCCAATCGCGCCCCAATCCCTGCCCGGCTGATTTAATGCCGGTACCAAAACCTGCGTCGATAAATACCGCGTCCGCCTTCTGCTCATCTTCGTGCCGTGCGATTTTTTGCGCGGCAATCAGGTCGTTATCGTTTTTCGGGAACGTCTCAAGAATTTTAAACACCAAACCTTGCCGCATTGCGATCACAAATTCGTCGTCACCCTCCCATGCTGGGTCAACCGTGATGATTTTCGGGGCAAACTCATATTGCGATTTGGGGATATGTTTACCATAACCTGCTGATACATCCGCCTCCGAAATAAACTGACGGGCAGACATTGACGGAAACATACCGCGCACGCGGATTTTGAAAAAGTCCGACTCTTCGCCGTAGTCCTCCGCCCATTTTTGCATCTGCGCCTTATTCGTCCCCTCGACCGTGCGGCTGTCGATTTGGTAGGTTATCCACCGATGCTTATACCGGCGGAAGCATTCGCGGAATCGCCCGATATTTCGCGTCGGGTTTCCAAAAGTAAGCCAAATAATTTCGGTGTCCTCGTCGGTCAGCGCACCTTCGGCGACTTCCCAAACCTTATCCGCAATCGCCGACGCCTCGTCAAACACCAGCATAATGCGCTTGCCTTTATTGTGTAGGCCTGCGAACGCCTCCGTATTATGCTCGGACCACGGTACAAAGTCAGCCCGCCACGTCTTGGTATTCAGACGGTCTTTAGCCGTGATGCTCATAACCGCGTCGTTAAACCAGTCCGCCGTAATGCTCAACCGCTGCCACTTGCCCACTTCAGGCGCGGTTTTTGTCCGCAACTGCGTCTCCGTATTGCTCGTGATGACAACCTTGCTGTCTTCGCACGTTGACAACGCCCAATTAATCAACATACCGATTTCCGCAGACTTGCCGATACCGTGGCCGCTCGCAACCGCGATCATCAACGGCATATGGCGCGTTTCGGGATTGGACAGATGGTTTTTCACATCCTCCATGATTTTCGCCTGCCAGGCGCGCGGCGACTTATACCCCTCCAATTCGCCATTATCCCAATCATAGGCAAACATCGCCCAAGACAAAGGGTCATGCTGATACGCGACGGCGGCTTCGATGATTTGGCTATTAAGGTCTGTCATTTCAAACGCGCCTTTGCCCGTGCTATACGTTCTGCCAACGTTTCATTGACCGACACTTCGACCTTATCCTTAAACATACCCAAATGCCGGGCGATGCTATCCAGCGCAGCCTTGCTGCTCGACAGCTTCAATTTTGACACCTTCGCCGCGATCTCCCCCTCCGTTTCGGTTACATCCAAGCCATCGACCGCCAACACCATTTCGCGCGTCCACTCGCTCACGGGACGCAGGCGGCCGGCATCGTCAAAAAACGCGCGCTTATCCACATCGGCGATGGCTGCCCATCGTTGCAATACCCAGTCTTGTGTAATTTCCGTCCGCTCCGAGAGGTTTTCACGCGCTTTCCGGACAGCTTGAGCAACCTCCGGTTTTTTAAGCAGGCGTGATGCGGTTTCACGCGCCGACGATTCCGAATAACCCGCCGCCCGCGCCGCCCGCGCCCCGTTCATATCAATCAAATATTCTTCAACGAATCGTTTTTGTTGTTCAGTTAGCATCTAATTTCTTCCACTTAACTTTAATCACATTACGAATTTCACAGCGGCAGATGCGCCCAATCGTTTCGGGCGAACAATCAAAACTCCGCGCCAAAATATGATAATTGACACCCTGTTCATTTAGCCGCCTGATTATCTCAACCTCTTTATCCGTCAACTTAGACCGCCCATGCGATTCCCCACACCGCCTGCCTGTTTCCTCATTGCACTGTACCAGCATTTAAAACTCCCAAATTATACCAAATTCCCCAGCCGCCAACGACTGCAAGCGGTTTTGATAATCTGTCATTTCCGCCGTATTAAGCGTCGTCGTGCTTATCGGCGTCTTGACTTCTGTGCCGTCGGGCATGGCTTTAATATCAAAGCCCAGTAACACGCCTTTGCAATACTCGTGCCACGTTTCCGCGCTGTATAACCTGCCGTTGACCCATGCTTTATCCGCCAACTCCCCGTAGATTTTCCACAAGCGGCGGTTTTGTTCGATACTGCGTTTCGATTTATGCGGGCGGATTGTGATGTCTAAATTGCCATTCTCTAACCACCCATTCAGGTTGTCCCAAATCGACCGCATGACTTCCTTTTTGTTTTCGGGCGTCAGTCTGAATTTCGCTTCATCCATTCCGAAAGCCCACCTATAAAAGAGTTAAACAATGAAAATGACGCGGCGGCATAACTTATAAACACACATAGTAAAATCAACAAAACCACCAAAATATCCATATAAGTAATCATTTCAGACGACCTTTCACGCTGATAATCTCCAAATCCACAAGGCGTCCCATCGTGCGAAATTGCGACCGGCGCATATAAAACTCTTTGTCTTCGCGGCTCAACTTGATATGCGACCGACCATCTATCACGTCATGACAGGAGCTACACCCAAAGCCGCCGCTCAAGTCATCGCTTTTCAGCCCCATGCCGTGCGTCTCGCTTGGGAAATGGCAAAAGACGACGGTTTCAGGGTTGTAATTGCACACCCCAGCGATGTTGAGTGTGCATTGCTCGCCTTTAGCGGCTTTTCTGATTGCGCTCATTCCAACTCCTCAACCTTTACCACCAACCCGCCGCCTACAATCGGTGTTTTCAAACGCTTCGCGTGTATCTCTTCGACCTGATTGTCGTTTTCGTACGCCGCGCCCTGTAGCGCGTCCAAACAGACTTTTAGGCAGTTGTCCAAATCCAAGCAGACTTTGCTTGCCGACCCGTCCTTGTTCGCCTTTGGGATTAACTGGACTGTCAGGCTTACCGTCTTGGCGGTCGGTTTGATGCCGTTTTCGGCGGCAATGGCGGCAACCCGCGCCTTATATGCCACCGCCTCTTTGCTCACGATTTGACGGTTTCGGAACGTCCGCCAATATCGATTAGTGCTGATAGGGTAGGGCAAACTTAAAACGTCCATTTCAGCCCCAATTCTTCGTAAACTCGTTTTGCTGCGCCCGCGTCCCAGTAGGCAGGGCTTAAAAGTGGGAATGCCTGATTTGCCATTTGCGCCGCTTCGCGCATCAAGACTCCCACATCGGGAGCAGCCTTTTCTCGCATCTCTTGGCGTTTTTGTTTTAGTGCCTCTTTGTTGTTTTCGCGATAATACTTAGCCTCTATGCTGCAACAGTGTTTACATCTTGACTTAAGCGTACTGTTGCCATAAGCATCAATACCGCTTTTGTGATACTCGCTCAACGGCTTTTCTTCGCCGCACCTGATACATTTTTTGGTCGTCATTGCGATCAATCCTTTCTTTCTATCTCAAGCACCCCACCCAAAAGAATCGCGGCTGCATAGACAGTCCCACCGAAAACAGACAAAACAAATTTCAGTGGAATAAATGCATCGTCCAAAGAAATATCCAAAATCCCAAGTTCTCGGAATAAAAGCAGGGCAATCGACAAAATAACTCCTGACCATGCCAAGCCTTTAACCTGGCTATTGAAATCAAGCTTCAAAAAATCTTTCATTCGTTGTTTCCTTTCGTTCTCCATTTTTCAAAAATTTCGCTTCTCTTTGCCATCGTTACCGCCGGCGCGGCTTCAAAACCGCTACCGCCCGACCAAAAGTCTTTCAGATGGCAGATATGCCCGCCGTGGTAGTACGACGCCATTTCTTCGGTATTTCGTGCCTTTGTGCATTTTGCAAACCCGCGCATCGTGCTTTCCGATTCAGCTTTAAAGTCTGCATGGGCGCAGTGGTAACAGGTTTCACGCACGATAACTCCCCCAGTCAAACGGTATTAATTTCCCGCCGCCATCACGCAGCCTATCCCTGATACGCGCGTCAATGTTTTGCCTAAATTCTTCAGGGGATAGATTGGTTAACACCAGCGTCGGCATAAGCCGCTCATATCGCCCGTTGATGACCGAAAACAAAATCCGACCATCGGTTTCAGACAGGTTGCCCGCGCCAAATTCATCCAACACCAGCAAATCGGGTTTCACAAACACGCCGACCGCCTCTTTTTCGCTGCCGCCGTTAAAGCTGTCTTTGACCGTCTGCAACATATCGCCTACCGTGATCACAATCGCGCTTTTCCCGTCGCCGATGATTTTGTGGGCGATGCCGCAGGCGAGATGGTTTTTCCCAGTGCCGCGCTTGCCTGAAAAAATCATGTTCCGACCGGTCTGCAAAACATCATCGAAGTTTTCCGCATAGTCGGCGGCGGCGGCTTTTGCCCTTGCCATTCCCGGTACCGCATCATCGACGGCATAATTTTCAATTCGGCAATTTTTAAACCGTTCTGCTATGCCTGATCGCCCGATTCGTTTTGACAGCTCGTCGCGTTTCGCTTCGCGGCGCAGTGTTTCTGCGTATGCTGCCATCTCGTCCGCCGCTTTCAGCTTTTGGCAGACAGGGCAGCCGGTCCACACGCCGCGGAAAATGCTTTTTGCCGTGTATTCGCCATGTTCGGCGCATTGCCGTTGTTCGGTTTTTGCGCCGCCATAACTTTTCAAAAAACCAGATGCGTTTTTCAAAGCCATTTCCCAAACCCCTAAAAATCAGTCGTCGGCGCGTCGCCGTATTTTTTGTCGTCCATCACATCGGCGGTTTGATTGTGTGTCAGACCACCACGATTCCCAGACCTGCCGAATGTTTTGTTTTTCAGCCATTCAGCCCTGAAACTACCCCAGCCGTTGCCGATGGCGTACTCCACCGCCTGCGCCGCAGTCATCCCGCATTTCTCCGCGTCCGATGCAATCAGGCGCATTGCCGTTTCTGTCAGCGGCTGCCGTTTTGCTTTGCGGATTGTCAAAAAGTCTTCAGCGATTTGCCCGGCAATTCCATGTTCTGCCAACAGTGCCAAATCGGCTTCGTGCTTGGTCGGTTTTTTCGCTGTTTTTTCGTGCGCTGTATTAATATCTACGTTAGTAGATATTTGTTTTTTGTATTTTGTATTTATGTGACCCCCCTTTTTTGGGGGTGGTCCTACCCCATTTTTTGGGGGTGGTACTACCCCATTTTTTGGGGGTGGTACATTTTT